AGACGCTCTCCAAAATTCACCCCCTTTAGATAGAGCTTGATTTACTGCACCTATAACGTTACTTTCTATATTAACTTTCCAGAGAAATGGATGTGAAAGAAAGTATTTAGTATCGTTACTAAATGCCTGTAAGAAGGAATTTATTTCATTGGCCATTATATATATTTAATGGCTAATATCGATTAGCTAAAATCTCTGTAGAAGTGATATGCAAAAGTCGCTGTAAAGTTTAATATATCTCCTGTACCATCTGCTATACTATATCCAATATCACCAACATCTCTTACAGATGCACCTACTAATTCAATAGTTTTTATTGTAGTAAGATCTTTATTAATTACATCTAATGCAATAATAGATTCGTCGCCTGGCATGCCATATTGACCTGTAGAAGTTTCGTTGTTAAAAACATTGCGTGAAGCTAGTTCAAACTTAGATCTTAAATCTATGTTTTCATCATGGAAGAATTCAATTGAATAACCTGCAGCATTTGCGTAAGTAGATCTTCCCGGTACGTGAAACTCTTGACCGAAGTAGTTAACAGTCTTATCCTCAATCGTACGACCTGGTAATGCAGCTGTTTTAGCATATAGAAGATCAGTCTCACCATCAAATGAGACACCCTCAACATTGATCTGCTTTACTCTTAATAAAAAGTCTCTTGCAAATTGCTTTTCAGCTGCCCTTGAGAAGAAGTTTTGAATTGTAGTTGCCATAATAGTATTTAATTGTTATTTTGTATTAACCGATGATTTCTTCGAAGTTAGCGTCAGTTCTTGTAGCGTAGAAGTTAACTAAGATAAACTCAGCAGTTCTAACTGGCTTAATGTAGATATCTACTACCAATTCATTTGCGTCAATAACCTCAGGTGTGTTATTTCTTTCATCACAAACAATCAAGTAATCGTAAATACCTTCGTTATTTTTCGCTCTTTCGAATAGTGGGGTTAAAGTATTAATAAGTCTCTGTCTAGTAAACTCTGTATTTTGTTCAAATACGAAGAATCTAGAAGCTTTCTTAGTAGGTCTTTCAAGTGCTAAGAACAACCTTCTAACGTTAATTCTATCAAATGCACTTGGCTTCTTACTAAGTGTCTTTTGACCGAATATAACTTGACCTTGATTAGGGAAGCTTGCTACAGGGTTAATATTAGCCTTGTAAAGTTCATCTCTTTGCTTCTGGTTAGGATTAACTGCAAGATCGTTAGCGAATTGAATTAACCCTCTGGTAAATCCAGCTGGAGCAAACCATGGGAAGTTTGCAGCATCTGTTCTAGCCATTGCTGCACCTGCAAAGCCTGAGAATGGAACGAATACCTGTCTACCTGAAAAACTATCGTAAACTAACGGCCATTGTGCATAAACCGCTGCGTAAGAAGTATTTTCATTCTCAAACTGGTGGCGAATCGGCCAGTAAACATCTGTTTGGAAGTTTCTTAACTTGTTATCAAGAACTCTTGAATCTTCTCCTGTTACAAGAATCTGACGTAATACATCCGCTACAAAGATACAATCACCTCTCTGGCCTCCAAGGAATGGTGCTGTACAGAACCTTTCAAACTTATTAAAGATTGTAGAGTAGTTGTTTCTTAAATCTCTTGCATCTCCACTAATATCATTACTAGTGCGTAATCCATTAACAGCGCCTAATAGCTTTGTACTACTATTATACTCATCGTAATATGCTGTCTCAGCAGCAGAAGCAGCTGCATAAACTGTACCCAGTCCCCCTTCAACAACAACGTCAATATCGTATAACTCATCGTTACTAATTCCTTCTAACGCTCTATCTACTTTAGAAGGAATATCGCCTAAGACCTTGTCTGTGATTTTACTATTAACAAAAGCGCCTGCAGCGTAAAGATTTTCAGCTTTACCTAACTGCGCGTTAAGCTCTGTAAATTTAGAATTATCAATACCGGATATATTAGAGGCAACAGCCTCCAGCTGTGTAGTATTAACTCTTAACTTCTTAGTCGGCTTACCATCTACCATGGCATCGGAACCATTAAAGTAATTCGAAATATATGGATTAACTAGTAATTTAACGTTTCTTGAATTACTATCTCTCGTTTGGAGGAAGAATGGATTATTAGGACCTCCGGTAGGATTAAGTTGCTGTCTATAATAGTTAGCTGATCCTACCATACCTTCTTCAAGAACGTAATCTAGCTTAAATGCTTCATTAGCAAAGATCGATTTGCGAAGTTTAAATACTCCAACGTTCAGAACATCATCATCTTCTCTACCATCGATGTTGTAATCTGTGAGATTTTCCATTACTTCCGATACTGTATTGGCAGTACCACGTGGAGTTGCAGATAAACTAAATTGTAATACACCTTTAGGTACCGTTGTGTAATTGGTGAGAGTGCTAGATGCAGCTGCATCAACCGATTTAACATCTAAAATAGAATCGAAATTAGAGTCTGGATTAATGTTAGTATTATCAGCAATACCTAAGTAGTATCCTTCGAACTGGCTATTAATAGTTGTTTGAGCCTTATTAAGTACAACCAAACCAGCTTTTCCAATAGTACTTACATCAGCAAAGGAATCTTTAGCACCGGCAGTTGCCGACCAATCCCAGCCAGCACCTTCTGTCGCGCTAAGATATTGACTTTCAGTAAGTTCAAGGTGTGTAGGCTCTCCTAATACATATGTTCCTGATAATACATCTAAGTCAGTAGTAACTACTTGCTCAGTTGCAAAGTTAGTATTACCGCTTATCGTAAACGAGTTATCTGCGTTATTACTATAAGGGAAATTAACAGCTGGTGTAGATGTAGCCGATCCTCCAGAATCAACAGAACTAACACCAATGGTTACTGTACTACCGTCAGTTGTGATTGTGCCATAATTAGCAGCATCTGGTGCACTATCAAGCACGGGCTGAAGAACGGTTTTTACTCTAGCCGCTGCTGCAGCTTTAGTTAATGTCGCAGTAGGTATTGTAATAAGTACATCAGGTGCAGTAGAATAACCACCAGTTGCATCACCATTGTCTAATGTACTAAAGCCTACCGTGGATAAAGCACCAGTCGTGGATCTAAAAGAAAATGTAGCGCCAGACAGTGCGTTATTTACTGCGCCGGCATTAGGATATGTGAAAGTTAAATCATAACCACTAAGAGTACTACCCTCTGTAACTGGGTTGGTAACTGTTCTTACTGGATATACTAAGGCGGAATACTTGGATCCGAAACCATCACCACTACCAATTCCATATGGAAGTCTAGAAGCGTAAACATTACCTGGTGAATTAAGTAATTCGCTTATAGAGTAGTAAAAATATCTTTCTGCTGAATTAGTAGGAGTACCAAATACACGGTCTAACTCTTGCTTAGTAGTAATTTTTAAGACTTCATCCAAAGGTCCTTGCTGAGCAAATCCTGTAATATAAAAATTTGTACCTATATTCTGTGGTGCGATAAGAGATAAATCCGTTTCTCTTATTTCAACACCTGGTGAGGTGATAGTTCTTTGAGCCATAAAATTATTTATTTAAATTCGGCCCAAAAAACTCAAAAATCTACCATTTCAGTGTGAAGTTGTGAATAAACAAAGGTAAATCCGGAAACTATCTCATCTGTATTTTGATAGTCATAATCAATTGAATCGATAGATGTTGGAAATGCCTTGGTATAGGTAAATTTTATTCTGTCGTTATTAAATTCATCCTTTCCCTTTATTGTAAGGTTTGTTTGATAATCAGCAAAGTTTTTGTCAACATTAATTTCCCTAGCATTATATCTACCTTCTCTTTGATCATGTAAAAGATTTAACCAATTATATAAGACCCAGTAATTTTTATATTCATTATCAATTTTAAATTTAACATTTACAGGAGGGTATGAATTTTTTGAATGAGATGAAAGGTATAGTGTATTTCCAGCGTACCTATTTTCGACTGCGGGTACTGTTATTTCCGGTACTGCTGTGCCATATATTGAGAATTGTACAGAATCCGGTACTATAGATATGCTATCACTTTTAAAATTCGAACTAAATCGCTTATCCTTTAAAATTGGTGGTACGTCAAAAATTAAAAGAAATTTATCAGTTCTAGACTTATTAAGAATAGATTGAGGTGTAGCGTTTCTTGCCATGACTATATTTATTACTGAAGAGGGGTAAACCCATTCATTTCTAATTCTGCCATATCATCTTCCGCTTGATTATCACCCATACCAAATACAACAGGAGGCAGCATATTATTCGATCCTACTACTTCGTTATCTGAATATATAGAAGTCGCATCTTCAAAGTATTGAATACCATAATCCATAGGTTCTAATACTAGAGGCTTACCCATATCATCTAACTCTATTATTTCAAAGAAACGTTCTGTAATCTCCTTTTCTAATATGAATAGAGAATAAAGTGTAGCCATTACCTTATCATCATGATAACCTTGTCTTGCTTTCCAGGTTCCATTAGGATATCTAACGAACGATTTTAATTCTTTGAGCGTTTCTTCATCCCGAATAGTAACAGAACGCGCTTCATTAATATAATAGCGCATATTAAGAACACCTTTATATTTAGTGTTTGTATGCGCTATCATACCTTGCATTACCTTTCTCCTATGCGCCGCAGCATTTCCATATGATACAAGCTTTTCATAACCATAGTCGTTTGCCAATCTATCTACCACTTGCGCCCCAGGTCCATTTCTCTCTATTAAAGCTAATGGAGAACCATAGTTACGTAAAATAGAATATACCTTATTAGTATATTCTGCTGGAGGTATCTTATTATTATTATAGCATGCTACTTGTCTAATATCTCTTAAATCAGTAATATCGAATATTTGAATTACGGAAGAATCAACTCCTACACCTTCTGCCGTATCCACCCCTGCAGCGTATACTCTAGAGGAATCTGCTTCTTCCCAAATTTTATAATGACCATCATCTAAAACTATTTTTGGTTCGCAAACCTGCGTCTGCATCTTTTCAAATAACTCATCATCAATAGAAGATTCACCTGAATTTATAAACTGACAACAAAATTCTTGAAGCCAAGCATCATGTGAGCCTATAGCTTGTTTAGTATTATTAGCCCATACCTCATCTCTACCTGGTACCTCATCCCATAAAATTCTATCATATGCCCATCCATTTTCACCAGTCTCAGCCCCGGTGTATAACTTATAAAATAAGTTATCAGTACCATTAGCAGTTGAACAAACAAACACTTTAGACTTTTTAGAAGATGTAATAACAGGGAAGACTGACTTCCAAAACTCTTCTACTAAGTGAGGTTCAATAAAAGCCATCTCATCAATAACTAGACAGTTAACGGATTGACCACGAGCTGCTGTACCGGTTGTAGTTGTAATACCAATACGTGATCCATTCTCTAACGTCATAGATGTCTTAGCATATTCCTTTACTGGTGATTTTAACCAATTGGGTAGTTCCTCATAAGCCATTCTAATACGTTGAAAGATTTCT